TCGGTACTTTCGATATAACTACCATTATCTAAATCTATAGAATGTCCATCTGCTTTATTATCGATAGATAATACAGCTCCCAATCCGCCACCCAAACCATCGGATAAGTTTTCCAAAGCTTCTTGAACATTACTCCAGGGAAGAGGGGCAGATACATCAATATGTATAGCGCTATGACGCCAATCTCCGCCAGTATGATGGGCTACAAAGTCTTGTTTGTGAGTGCCAAACATCCCGCCAACACGCGGAGTTCCAGATCCTGTAAATCTTGTAGTCATGCTTGTATGCTTGATTATTAGGGGATTATAATTTCATGGACATGTCCAAGAACATTAGATACTATTCCATTTATAACTTCGTGATTATGGCCTTGATCTACGCTTGTCATTTGGTTTACTTGAGAAACATGCATAATCCCCTCATTAACCACTATTCTATGGGTATGAGGTAAAATACCAGGGACTAAACCAACAGATGTTAATAATTCTCTTGGGAACATACTGGTATCCCTAATAGATTTAACTTGATAAATAGGATCTGTTTTACGAACTCTAACAGCAGTAAACTTTTGTAAACCAGATTCATGTAATAATGTTCTATTTCTTTCTACATCAATAATTTCATATCTCCATTCTTCTGATCCGTTTTGATTAAATCTTATTAAAAAATCTCCATCTTGAATGGTTGGAATAGTTCCAATCCAACAATTTGGAATAAATGAATTTTCCACTCCAGGCTCTTCTCTTTTTAAATCTTCTTTAGTAGGTCCAAATCTTACAAATATCCTCCCATCACTTCGTCTTGGATTAAAAAATTGTTCATAACCTGTTACTAACTCAGTACCAAAAGTATCAAGACCTCTATGAGTAACATTTTCTCTGGAAGAATCATAATGAAGGGATGTTTTCCCTTTTTTCATTCTTCTGAACAGCATTGCCGGCTCTCCAGTTAATTGAAGAAGATATTCTTCTCTCATATTAATATGATCTTGTACACTTATACCTCTGATATTATTTCCTGTTTCTTCATCATCGGAGCAGCCGTATTCGCCTCCAAAATAAGTACCAATGCATTTTCCTGAAATATAAGCGGATAAATGATCTCGGTCCCATCCAGCATGGTCCCAGGTTGGATGTCCGGCATTAGCTTCATCTACTACTTTTAAATTTTCCGATCCATAAATAAGATCTTTTTTCTCTTTATATCCATCTGCTACGGTATAAGCATATTGATGTTCAAATTTATTTTCCTCTAAACCTATTGATGTGTTTTGATCCTCGAAACCTTTCCATAATTGTACAAAGGGATTGGAAAAATAATGATATCCATCATATCCATCTGTGGTATGAATTCTTTGTTGGTATCCGTATAAACCCCTGTCATTTTCAGTAAAAACTAATAAATTGTTATCTACCAAATCTACAGCAGAATACCTGATTAATTCTGCTCCTATTAAAACAATTCCTGTAGGAGGGAAAACCGAAGCATCATCTACTGGTATAATGGTATCTGAGGCGGATATATTTTCTCTTAAAACAGCTTCTGGATATAATTTTAAACCATCAACTTCTGGAAGATAGTCAAAAAGAAGTGAATTTGGCTCATGGGCAGCGGCTCTTACAGCAAAATAATAAACATCACCTAATTTGAAATTGCCTTGGATAATAATTTTTTTATTTGCATCTGAAGATACGCCTTTTACTCCTTCAGAAAAAACGTCAGATTTTTGCGATGACCAATAGATATTATAAACTACATTCCAAGAAGATGGGTTTGCATATGACTTATGCCACTCTAAAGTAAAAGAATACCCATCACCATGAGCTGTAACAGTTCTCAGCCCATGGACAGAATAATCAAAAGATCTAATGGTTACAGGAGGATCACAAGCCATGCAATAAGATACAAGATTATTGGCTTGAAATTAATCTATTGAAGGGGCTGAATACTCTTCTGGAGCAGCCATTAACTCTGGTAATGGTGGCGGTCTATTAAGGTTTGGCTTAGCAGTGGATCTGGGAGATGCATTAGTACGCCATGGGGTTTCTTCAGATGGTATTTCCGGAACATTTGGCGTAGTTATAATAACTGGGGTTTCGATAATTGGTGTTTTAATTATATCAGTAAGTTTTTTTTCTATATTTTCCTGATGATTTTTAGTAGCTTCGAGATATCCTCGTATATTTGAAATATCTTTTTGTATTTGCAGGCGTTCAATTGAAGCCTTTTCTGCTTGAGCAGCTAATTCTTTGTATGTGAATTTTGCTGTGGTTTCTTTTTCTTCTCTAAAAAAAGAAATCATTGCCAATGTCATAGTGGTAATAGCAACCAAAATAGCGCCAATTTCTTTCAATTTTATTACACTTTCACTTTCTGATTTATTATAGAATACAAGCTATTACATTTATGGATTATAGGAATCCGGAATTTAAAGATGTAATGGATAATTTATTATTGGATGCCAAGCCATCAACAGAAGATTTTCTCACAAGTCAAGTGGCAAACAGTCCCAAATCTGAATTCCAAGCATTTGCAGGAAACCCCACATTACCTGAAAATCTTTATGAGTTTATTTATGACAATGATAGTCAACTACCCACAGGACTAGCCTGTGGGCTTGTCAAATCCCAACTGGGCAATTGCCCAGTTGGAAGACATTCGGGTGATTGACTGCACCCTGCCCTTTCGGGATTGTGAAACTTATTCCACAAATC